TTGAGTTCACCGCTGGCTTCCGCGCTACCGTTACCCACGACAGCGACAAGGGCACAACCGGTGCAGTTAAAGTTGGTGCATTAAACAGCAAGTTCGACGTTATCGTTGATCCATACTTCCCACGCAACGTAATCCTCGTTGGTCGTAAGGGTTCAAGCTTCCTCGAGAGCGGCTATGTTTACTCACCATACGTCCCACTACAAACAACTCCAACCATCTTCGATCCAAAGGACTTTACACCACGTAAGGCGGTCATGACCCGCTACGGTAAAGCCTTTGTTCGTCCAGACATGTTCGGGCTTGTTATCGTCAAAGATCTACTCGGCTAAACCCCTGTAGAAAGCTCTAATAAGAAGCCCCTCTTCCGAAAGGTTGAGGGGTTTTTTATTGCCATGGAAACTACTTATTAAATAAGAGGATAATAAATGGCCCTACCTGTCCTAACACCTGTTTCACAAATGAGCAAGGTCATATTACCGCCAACTGGTAATGTTAATAATGTAACAACATCTTCGCTGCCATTTGGCATCTATGTCAACCCAGATTATTGGGAGCAGAGTCAGATCGATCTTTTCAAACAGGGTGCCGTTGAAGAAGTAGCCTATGTTTATAAAAAACTAGGCGGCGACGTATTAGACCTTGAAATAGTAGAAAGTCAGGTTTATGCAGCCTATGAAGAAGCCTGCCTTGAATATAGCTATCTTGTTAATCTTTATCAAGCCAAGGGCACATTATCACGCATGCTTGGTGGTACAACCGGCATATTTGATGATAAAGGTCAAATAAGTGGCAGCACAGATCATGCCGAATTAAAGCTACCTAAGTTCACTATAGGCTATGCAGGACGAGTTGCACAGGGATATAGCGGTATTGTTAATTTAAATGGCACAGAAACCGTTTATAGCGCCTCCTATAACATTGTAGCAGGCCAACAGGACTATGACTTGGCATCTATCATAAGCGCAAGCTCTGCTGCTGGTGGCGTACCATATGCTGGTCTTGTTGGAGACAAGCGTATCAATATCAAAAAAGTATATTATAAAACAGCAGCTGCAAGCTGGAACTTCTATGGCTATTTCGGCGGTCTTAACGTTGTAGGTAACCTTAGCACATATGGTCAGTATGCAGATGATAGCACATTTGAAGTCATCCCAGCTTGGCAAAACAAGCTACAGGCTATGGCATATGAAGATGCTATCAAGACCCGCGTAAGTGATTATAGCTTCCAGCTACGTAATAATAAGATCCGTATCTATCCAACACCAAGCACAAGCACCGCAACAAAGTTCTGGGTTGAGTTCGTTATACCAGATGATGCATATGGAGGCAACGATGGAGCCGGTAGTGCTGATGGTACAAATGGTGTTAATAACATCAACACTGTTCCATTCCAAAATATACCATATGATGCAATAAACAGTATCGGTAAGCAGTGGATACGCCGTTTTGCTCTATCCCTGTGCAAAGAGATGCTTGGTTATGTACGTAGCAAGTTTGGAGCAATTCCAATCCCAGGCGAAAGCGTTACACTCAATGGTCCATCGCTTATCAGTGAAGCAAAAAGCGAGCAAAAAGAGCTGCGCGATGAGTTCAGCAAGATGCTTGATGATACAACATACGACAAGCTGCTTGAGCGCGATGCAGGCTTAGCAGAAAACACACAAAAAACACTTGGATTTGCTGCAAATTTGATATTTGTGGGCTAAAATAGATGGCTAAAAAGAAAAATAAATGGGAACAGCCCGAAGCACCTCCGCCACAGCTCTTTCTTGGTGAAAAAGAGCGCGATCTTGTTAAACAAGTCAACGACGAGCTTATCGAACGCGTTATTGGGCAGAGTATACTCTATTACCCAATAAGCCTAGAGCATACAAACTTCCATCCACTGTATGGCGAAGCAATAAGCAAGACGTTCCTACCACCAGTACACGTAAATGTACTTGTAGACTGGGAAGGCTTCCAAACAACAACTACTAACTATGGAGTTGATGCTCGTCCATCTATAAAAGTTCATTTTCACAAGCGTAGACTTACAGAGGACCAAGACCTATATGTTCGAGTTGGAGACTTCGTGTTATATGGCGACAACCATTACGAAATAGTCGAGTTGAACGAGCCAAAGCAGCTATTTGGAAGCAATACAAAGCGTATGGAAATAGCTGCAAAGTGTATTAAATCCCGCCAAAGCCTTTTTGATGGAAAATAAAAGAGACTTTGCCCACGTTCATCACTATTTATTATAAATTTGTGCTATCACAAGTATCACAGTTCCAAGGAGAAAACCATAAATGTCAGTAGATAAATTCCAGTTCGTATCTCCAGGCGTTCAATTCAATGAAATTGATGAAAGCGTCATCGTTCCACAGGCCCCAGCTATTGGACCAGTTGTTATTGGTACAGCAGCAAAAGGCCCATTAATGCAACCTGTTATGGTTAGCTCCGTAGCAGAACTAGAGCGCGTATTCGGCGCAGCATCAAACGGTATCGTTGGTGCAACAGATGTTTTCCGTAAGCGCGTACCAACCGCTCCAACACTTGGTACTTATGCAGCAAAAGCATTCCTACGTAACAGCAGCCCGGTAACCGTTATCCGCCTAGGCGGTGTTGGTGGCGATGGCTGGTCAACAGATGCAGCTTATCAAGTTTATACACTTAACGGCACAACTGCAACACTAGCAGCAACTATTTATGCTTCTTCTAGTGTCGACGTACAGGTTTCCAACTCAGTTGGTGGCTGGGCAACAGATGCATCAGGCTCTGCTACTGGAAATGCTTTCGTACTACGCATCAGTTCGTCAACTGCACAAGAAGCACTAAATCTATCATTTGATAGCGCAAGCGCCAGCTTCATTCGCGACGCACTAAATACAAACCCAACCCTATATTCTTCAAAGGGCTACTTCCTTGGTGAAACCTATGAGAAGTCGCAACCAGCTTCTTTCACAGGTGTATATGTTAAAAAGCAAGCTTCCACGTATAAAACATTTAGCTCTGCTTCAAATGCACAAAGCCCACTTGTTATTGGTAACCACGCAAGCGGTTCCTCAGTAGCAACAGCACCAGAACTATTTAAGTTTACTGGTCTTGACAGTGGTGCAAACCTTGCACGCGAAGTCAAAGTTTCAATTGAAAACGTTCGCGCCTCAAAGAATGCAAAGGTTACACAATATGGCACCTTTGACGTAGTTGTACGCAAACTACAAGAAACAAGCAATACAAACAGCGTTCTTGAACGCTATAACGGTGTCAATCTTGACCCAACAAGCGATCAATATATTGCCAAAGTTATCGGTGATACCCAACGCGTATGGGATTCAACCAATCTACGCTATCAAGAAATTGGTTCATATCCAAACCGCTCAGCCTATATTCGTGTCGAAGTTCAAAGTGGGTTCCAAGCTACAGCTCTACCACACGGCTTCCGTGGTCCAAGCAAGCTAAACCTCAGTTCAGTGTCTATTTCTGGTTACACAGCAAGCTGCCCAGCAGTTGCACTAAACTCAGGAACTGGTCTAACCGCAACATCAGCAAAAAATACACGCTACGGTCTACTATCAGACCTAAACTCAAATAGCGATCTCGTAGACTTATTAAATGCCAAGCCAGACGCAGCAGCTGTTGTAAACAGTGATGATTTCTCAGCGCGCTTTATCGGCACAGATTATGCTTATAGCAAGACAACCTATAACACAGACGATGTCCTAGCATCAGGCAAGGTTCTTGGTTTTGATCTACCTCTTATTGGTGGCTCAGACGGCACAGATATTAAAGAAGTCGAACCATTAATGAATAATCGCCTAATAGGTGTCGGAAGTACAAATAATACTACCGCCGCAGCTTACAAGTCAGTCAAGCAAGCAATTGAAATGACAGCAGATCCAGAAGTTATGGATATGAGTATCCTTTGCGTACCTGGTTTAAAGAATGCAACCTTAACAAAGCGCATGGTTGAAATCTGCCGTGGTCGTGGCGATGCGATGGCACTTGTCGATCTCGCTGGCGATTATCTCTATTCATATGAAACAAATAATACTGATGGCAAGGGAACACTTCCAACTAGCACATCAGCCGTTATCACTACCGTAAAAGAAACTTTATCTCTAGATGACAGCTACGGCGCAGCATACTTCCCAGCTGTATTCGTATCAAGCGAAGGCATCTATCTACCAGCCTCAATCGCAGCACTTGGCGCTTATGGTGGCACAGAAGGCCGCTCAGCACTATGGTTTGCACCAGCAGGATTTAACCGTGGTGGCTTAACCGAAGGCTCAGCAGGTATCGGTGTTTCACGTACAGCACTATATCTAACCTCTGCAGACCGTGATGCACTATATGATGCAAACATCAACCCAATCGCAACCTTCCCAGGCGAAGGTGTTGTTATCTTCGGACAAAAGACTCTACAGATAACACCATCAGCTCTTGACCGCGTAAACGTTCGTCGTCTAACGAACTACATCAAGAAGCAGGTAAGCCGTGCAGCAACCCGCGTACTATTCGAGCCAAACATCAAGCAAACATGGAATAACTTTACAAACGTCGTAAATCCATTCCTACTTGCTATCAAGGGTGCTTATGGTCTTGAGGATGCCAAGGTTGTACTAGACGAAACAACAACAACTGCGGATCTGGTTGACCGTAATATCATGTACTGCAAGATTTACATTAAGCCAACCCGTGCAATCGAGTACATCGCAATCGACTTCATTGTAACAAGCTCTGGCGCTGCATTCGCAGAATAATTAAGAACTTAGGAGAATATAAAAATGGCTTTCTGGAATACAACATCACTAGATCCAAAGCGTCAGTTCAAGTTTAAGGTATACTTTGGCGACCCAGCAATGGGTGTAGTTCCATTCTACCTTGCACAAAGCGTAGACCGACCAACATATACCATCAGCGATGGTGCCAAGGCTCACTTCCTTGATAAAGAGTTTAAATTCCCAGGCAAGGTAACCTGGAACAACGTCAAGATTAAATTTATCGATGGTACAGGCCCAGGCGAAAACATGGCACGAAGCGCATATAATTATCTTATCAAGTCAGGCTGGTATAACCCAGATAGGGTCGCCGGATATCAAACAGCACCAGGCCCAAATGTAAATCTTGGCACTGTTAATAAACAGGCCGCAAATCGCGGTCAACAAGTTCTTGTTGAGGGTCTTGATTCTGTAGGTAATGTAATTGACTCATTTACGCTTCGTAATTCATTTATCAAAACAGCAGCTCTTTCAGCATATGATTATACAGCAGAAGCTATTTTAACTGCCGATATTGAAATTGTATATGATTGGGCGGAACTACGTGAGCTAAATTTAGCTTAATACTTTTTAGTCCGGCCCTCTATTTACTCTAAACGGGTAGATAGAGGGCTTTTTTATGGCTTTTTGGAACAATGCAAATGGTGCCACGCCAAAGCAGGCACACAGATGGATTATTTATTTAGACAATGATAAGACTTCGCCTATCTATTTTAAGGCAGTAGACAAACCATCTTTCGCCATCAAGAATATAAAAGCAAAATATCTATATTCACATGAATTTAACTTCCCAGGTCGTGTAACTTGGCAACCAATAACGCTTGTCTTAAATGACATGGTTGTATATGGCGATAAGAAAGACTTTGGGATAGATTGGAAGCTAGGTGGAGAAAAGCCTGTCGCAGGTACTACGCAAAAAATAAATAACTCAACACAATCATTTATATATGGATTATTAAATAAAGCCGGATATTATGGGCCAAACGAAGACGTACAGACAACATATGCAGAGAATGTATATCTTCGTAGTTTCAACTTTAAAAAAGATCTTGTAGGGGCACTTATTGGACAAGGTAATAAATATCTTGAAATACAGGAGTTAGATAACGAAATTGGTGCTATTCCTGGTGGTAATAAAGTTGAAATAAAACCTTACGGTGTCGAAGGTGAAAAATGGAGATTATATAATCCTCTTATAGCAGATGTTAAGTTTGAAAAGCTTGACTATTCGGCTGATACAGTATTATCTATAACATTAACACTTAGTTATGACTGGGCAGAGTTACGTGGACCAGAAGGTAGTAAGGTGACTAATAGACCGTCGTCACCAGTTATCCAACCACCAGCGCCGCCAAAAGCAGAAACAAAGGTCGATACGCCAAAAGTTCAAACACAAAACCAAGCTTCCTTAACGCCACCAGCTGGTCCACCAGTAACAAATACCTCGCCAGCCGGTCAACAACCAGCGCCAGAACAACCTGCAGCTGCTACACCATCCGAGCCATTACCAGCTGTAGAAGTTACACCAGTTGGTGAAACATCAACAGAGGCAGTCGCACCACTAGCAGCAACACCTCCGACCACAGAAGCTGTACCAGTTGGCCAAGCAGGCAGCAGCGAACTAACTGCGTCTCCTCCAGGCTCTGGTGTGGAATATCAAAAGGCACTCGAGCAAGCTGCTGCAAACGCCTCTGTACAAGACGGCAAGGTTTATTTGCCGCAGGCTGATCTTCAAGCAGTCATGGATACGTTTAAAAATATAACTGGTAAAGATACAACACAGGAGTTGGCTCTTGGGGCGATCCTTACAAAGAAACTAGCTGAGTCACCTATAGAAGATGATATATTTGCCGGTCCAAGAGGAGACGCACCATCTGCTCCAGTAGTTGATGTTGGAAATCTATTTCCACCTCGGAGTGGAGAGGCGGTAATTCTAAAAGAGCGAGAACTTGATGCGCCCATTCTACCAAGCGTAGACACTAGCGAAGTCGGTACACAGTCCGCTCCTTCTCCACTGCTAAGCACAAATACTGCAATAGACGCTACATCTTCTGAGAGAGCGCAAAGATACTTACTATCGTCAGATGCTACACTAGAACAGAAAACAGCAGTTGCTGGCGCTCTTGCTGCTAGAGGGATATCCTTAAATCTAGCTGGGACCGGT